TATGAAAAGTTTTGGTGGAGACTTTTCATTAAAAATCTTTGATACTTTTACTGGTGCCGTGAGTGGTGTGATTGATGCTGCGATTATTGCAGCACTTGCCCTCTCTACTCAAGGTATGGGGGGTGGAGGTGGTCCTGATGGTGGAAGACCAAGAGTTGGAGGTAAAGGAGCAGGAAGAGTTGACCCCAGAGTTGCTAGAAAATATGCAGAAAGATTTGGTAGAGATGCTGCACTTAAAAAATTTGGAAAAGAAGGAGTCGGTAAACTGGGTGGAAAATACGCAAGGTCTGGTGCAACAAATCTTGCAAGAAAAGGATTAGTTGGTCTTGCTGGTAAAGGTGGGGCAAAAGCAGTTCTTGGATTTGCAAAACCTTTTCTAAAACGACTTCCTATTATTGGAGCACTAATTGATTTTGGATTATCAGTTGCTCTGGGAGAAGATCCAGGTAGAGCAGCATTTAAGGCAATCGGTGCAGGTCTTCTTGGATTTGTTGGTGCTGCTATTGGTACAGTAGTCCCTGTTGCAGGAAATCTTGTAGGTGGTATAATTGGTGGAATTGCTGGTGATGCACTTGGTGGAGCACTTTATGATATGTTCTTTGGTGGTAAAAAACCAAAAGCACAAAAATCTCAAACAGTAAAAGCAGCAGGTGGTGGCCCTGCTCCAGTAACCAGAGGTAATAAAATCGTTGGAGGAGCAGTTAAGAGAACCATATCAAGGAAACCTGTTAAAAGAGGAGTAAAGGTTCAGGTTACAAAAGTTAAACCTGGTGGTTCTATTGGTGGAAAGAAAAAGATTGAAAAGATATTTCCAGAGGTGCCAACAAAGGATAAGGGTAAAAATGTAAACCCTCTTGGTTATATGCAATCTTCTTATAATATTGCAACAAAAACTCCTTCCTTTGGAGCACTTTTTGCACTTCCACTCAAGGCACAACTTGGAGAAAAACCAAGTTCTGTGGATTATATGAAGGCAGCAGAAGAATTGTCTGGATGGATGCAAAATACTTTTAGAGGCACTGCCGGATATGCTGGTGGTGGAAAAGTAGAGGCAGGAATGTTTGGTGGTGATGATACGACAAATGTAATCGCAAAATCTTTAGAAGAAAATATTTCATCAAAGGTTGATGCTGCAATTAAAGAGTTGCAAAAGCAATTGATGTTAAAAGAAGGAGAAAAGGAAACTGGTCAAAAGAAAACTGGTCCTGATGGTGAAGATGGTGAATTTGAGGTTGGAGCAGCAGGTAATAGTGGTGATGCTTTAACAATGGCTAGAAATTTGATGAGAGATTTGGGATTAACGGCAGAACAAGCAGCAGGTATTGTTGGAAATATGATTGCAGAATCTGGAGTTGAGAATGCAAGACCTCAAAATACACCACCTGGAACAAAAGGGGTGCTTAAAGTTGATGATGTAACTGGATATGGAATTGTTCAATGGACTAGTAGAGGAAGGCAACAAGCTCTTGCTGATTATGCAAAGTCTAAGGGTGCGGATTTAAGTAAACCACTTTCAATGGATATTGAGTATCAATTTTTTCTAAAAGAATTGAAGAGTGACTATGCATCTGTTTTGAGTCAAATAAAACAAGCAAAAGATGTAAAAACTGCATCAACTATTTTTATGCAACAATATGAAGTTCCTGCAGGATATAAAACAGAAGCAAAAATAATGGAAAGATATAATAAGTCTAAACCAATATATGATAAACTTGCTAAAGGTGAAGGAAAAGCAACAGAAGGTCCCGGAACTTATATTGATAATCCATTATCTGGAAAACTTGGCGCAGGATATGGATCCGGTGGTTCTAAAATTGCTGGAGATCTTGGGGATTATATGAAGCAAGTGAAAATACCCACAGGAGAGATTCATCAACATCCAAGACATCCAGGTTGGTCAAAAAGATCTTATAAATCATATCACAACGAGGGGAGAGCAATTGATTTGGGTGGATATGGGCCTGCACACCCATCTTCGGGAGGAAAAGATGAGCAAGCACCTATTATAAAAGCGATGATAGAATGGAACAAAAAAAATAATGTAACACCTGTAGATTTAAGGCACGGATCTCCTGCATTTAGTAGATTTGGAATATATGAATCTTCCCCAAATGCATTACATTCACATCACGTTCACGTTGCCTATGCAAAAGGTGGAAGAGTAAATAGACCAACTTTTGCATTAATAGGTGAAAAAGGTAAAGAATTTATTTTTGATGCTGATACTACAAAAGGACTGGATTTTCTTGCACCAAATCTCTTGGAATATTTGAATGCTGCAAAAACTAAGACTCAATTAATGAGTGTTCTTCAATCTTATGCGGGATATGAAGATGGTGCAGAGCAGACGGTAATTGTAATGAATAATTCTCAAATGGTTCCAATACCAATTCCAACAGGAAATTCTGGTTCAATTGGTGGTATGAGTCGTTCATCCAGTATAGATACAACATATGATACTCAATATGCAAATGCATAACAGACATTAATCAAATGGCATCAGAAAAAACTGTATTAAGACAAGTCAGAGAAGTTAATATTGCTCAATGTATCATTGAGTCAAATACTGGTGGTGATCAAAAAGATATTGTAGATTTAATTACGGACATTTATTATTATGAAAGCATTCTTGAACCATCAATTCGCACAAATATCATTTATGTAGATACCGGAAAAACAATTCAAAAAGGTCAAACTACACAAACATTAATTGAAGGACTTCCACTTCAGGGAACAGAATCTGTTAAAATTAAAATCACAGATGGTAATGATATAAAACTTGAGTTTGAGCAATTTGTAACTCAAATTGTTCCGGTTGGACAAGACACAACAAAATCTGTGGTAACTCTTGATTTGGTTTCGGAAGAGGGAATTATTAATTATAAAACAAAGATAAATCAAAGATTTGATGGTAAAATTTCAGAACACGTCAAAAAAATTTTAACAGATAAACAATATCTGGGAACAGAAAAGAAATTGGATATTGAGGCAACAGAAAATACTTATAATTTTATTGGAAATCAAAAAAGACCTTTTTACTCTATTTTATGGTTAGCAAAAAAATCAATTCCATCTCTTCAGGGAGCAAAACAAAATACTGCAGGATATTTTTTCTATGAAACTTCAGAGGGATTTAAATTTAAATCTATTGATTCTTTATTAAGTCAAGAAAAAAAGAAATCTTTCATTTATAATCAAACTCCAGATAGTGCGGGTGAAAATCTTCCCTCTGGATATTCTGCAAAAATTTTAGAACATAGTGTTGATGATGTAAGTGGTGATATTCAATCAAAATTATCAATGGGAACTTATTCAACAAGGACAATTCTTTTTGACCCTTTTAATTGTTATTATGAGGTAATCACCAAAGATGCTGAGGAAACAGAACAAAATCTTAAACTTGCAGGAAAAAATCTTCCAAAACTCAATCCAAGATTTATTCGTGAAGGTCAAAAACAAGAATACTCAAGAACTCAATATATGTTAGTTGATAAAGGAACTTTACCTACAGGAGATACGAAACAACAAATTACAAAATCTACAGAACCAAATTTTGATCCAAAAAATATTTTAAATCAGTCTGTAATGAGATATAATCAAATGTTCAATACCAAGACAAACATTACAATTACTGCAGATTTTAGTTTACACGCAGGAGATATAATTTTTATAGATTCTCCAGAACTTTCAAATAAGAATACTCAAGAACTTAATAAACAATTTGGTGGTAATTATTTGATTGCCGACCTCTGTCACTATATTAATATACTAAAGGGTGGATATACAAAATTAACCTTGGTTCGTGATTCACTTGGTAAAACTGGATCTTTCACAAATGATTGATCTTAACCTGTTAAATAGTCATAATCAAAAAATTATATCTATGAGCATCAAATGACCGAAGGAACATTATTTAACTCTGGATTTTTAGGAGCAAGTTTTAATTGGTGGATCGGACAGATTGCCGATGATTCTTATTGGAGAGATAATATTGTTTCTGGTAAATTTGATGATAAGAACAATGTTCCTGGATGGGGAAGAAGATATAAAGTTCGTATCATAGGTCTTCACGATCAAGAAGAAGAATCAATAGATTCGGATCAACTTCCCTGGGCCCAGGTAATGTATCCAATTACTGCTGGTGGAGGTCAGGCAAAGTCTGGAGCAACTTCGGCACTTCGTCAAGGAAACTTTGTATTTGGTTTCTTCTTGGATGGTGCCGATCAACAAGTTCCTGTAATTATGGGAGTGCTCGGTAATAATGCCCAGACAGCGCTGAATACTAAACCAGAGAATTATAAACCTTTCAGTGGATATTCAAAAGGAAAAGATCCGGATCCTAATATCAAAGTCCCTGCTGATGGACTTACAACAAAAAAACCTGGATCAAAACCTGCAAGTCCAAAATCTGGTGTAACTTTAGATAAGTTTGGTAGAGATCCATCAAGACCACCAACATCAAGAGAACTTGCTGCGGCACAATCAGCAAGAGCAGAAGCAGCAGCAAGAGGTTTATCTCCAGCAGCAACAGAAGCATTAGTTGGAGAAAGAACAGTTGCCGCAACAAAAGCAGAAGCAGCAGAATCTCAATCACCAACTTCTCCTACGCAACCAGGAGCAACGATTGAGCAACCAGACAATCCACATCTTATGTCTGTTGCCGATATACAAAGAAACACTATGTATTTGGAAAAGATCGTAATCTTAAATCCTTGTGATTTGGTTGGGTCTGCACTAAAAGCAATTCAGACAGAAATAGACAATCTTACAAAGAAAATTGATAGTGTACTACAAGCAGCACAAAGTTATGTTGATGCTGCCTCATCTCTTATTAGTGACATACAAAAACTAATTGCAGATGTTGCTTGTATTATTGCAAAATATCTGAAAATGATTTTTGATAAGATTTTAGAATATATTCTTAAAAAAATAAATTGTGCTCTTGCACCAGCAACTGATGCAATACCACCAAACTTAAGATTTAAGTTTTTTGATATTCGTGAAAAAATTACCGAATTAATTAATTGTTTATTCAGTAAAATTACAAATGGACTCTGTGGTCAGGTTCAGGGATTTTTAAACGATCAGACAGGAACCGGATCAAATTCTACACTTGATACAAAAACCATTATTCAAAATGGATTCACTACAACAACACCAATTTGTTCTGTAGAAATTTTAACAGGGCAAATGATTGCACTCAATCTTCCACAAATTGTTGAGGGAATTGATACTTCTCTGAATAGTGTATCTAATTTTTTAGAAGACATTCAATCACTTTTGTCCGATGTGAGTGGAACAATTTCGGACATCTCTGGAATTGTAAATGGAATTTCTGGAAGTCTATCTGGTGCAATGAACTTTACAAATTTGAGTGTAAATATTTTTGGTTGTGATTTAGGATTAAGTTGTCCTGCATCAGATTATTATACTTTACAGGAAGGTTCTGGTGGTAGTGAAGAAGTGCAGTTACCAAGAATTCCTGCTGTTGCAGCAGCCGCACAAAATCCTGCATCTGTGACTACCCCAGAAGAAGTTCCATATGCATCTCCGACATCAGAGACCAAAGATGTTGATTATAGAGATTATGGATAAATAGGTATATGAAAGAAAAAAGTAAGAATTTTAAATAATGGCAACTCAAGAATCATTTCTTAATTTATCATATGATACTAAAAACACGAGAATCAATCAACTAATTGATCAGATTTTTAAAGATGTTTCAGAGGATGACATTAAAGTTGGACTTATTGATCCGATTTTAGGATATGTTGTAGAAGTTAGTATTTGTGAGGCAAATGATTATGCAAAAGATAATCCTGGAACTGCCTTTATTTTTAGAGATGCAAATAATTCAATTCAATATTTAAATATTAATGAAGTTAATGCCCTGACTCCAGAAGTTCTTGTTTCTTCTGCAAGTACTTGTAGTGGAATTCAGACTCGTAAAAAATGTGGAGAAGGTCCACCAAGAATTCAATTTTTTGGTGGTGGTGGTGTTGGTGCTCAGGCAAATGCAATCGTAGGAGTTGATGGTGCGATTCTGGCCGTTGATGTAATTACAGGTGGGTTTGGATATCAATATCCACCTATAGTAAGAGCAATTGATGAATGTCAGTATGGCAGTGGTGCTACTTTGTCTTCAGAACTCGGTGAACTTTCAGAAACCTTCGTAACATTTGAAGACGAAAATGATTTTGAAGATTATGAAATCTGTCCAGATACAACTGTTGGATATGGTAGAAATTGGGGACCTAATGGTGAAGATTTAGGTCCTTGGGAACCTGAAACTTATACAAATGTCGGCAAAGATCCTATTCGTGAAGAGATTGATGCATATCAAAAATCACTTCTAAAAACAAGTAATCCATTTTGGACGACAAAATCAACTCCACCAAAATCAATTACTGCTGCGGGTAAAAAATATAACATTCCATATGTCGTCACAGACTTTAGGTGGAGTGATTTTATGAATCTATATGCCATTTCACCTGTTCCACCATCAAATGTAAGTGGAACTGATGAGGCAGGAAAACTTTTTGTCTTTGATTGGGATGTAGATTTTCCATACGATGGAGAATATACCTTTAGAGGATTATGTGATAATGTATCAAAATTATATGTAGATAATATTCAATTATTTGATCTTGGAAGTTTTAATGATGCGGTGCGACCAACAAAAAAAGAATTAAAGGCAGGTCCACATAACATTCGTATTGATTTATTAAATCTTCCAATTTTAGAAGTTGAAAGAAAACAAAATAAAAAACCAGATGTAATTCGACGACCTGGTTTTGATACGACTACAACGACAATTGAACCTGGAATTTATCTTGATTTAACTCAATATCGTGCCGATGAAGAAGTTTATTGTAATTTTGGAACATTATTTACTGATGGACCATCACTTAATATCCCTGAAGTTGGTATTGTGGAAGGAAGAACTGATGGATTTGCAGGAAAGGCAATTACTGTAGGTCCTGGAGCAAGACCTCTGGGTGGTGATTTTGGAGGAGAAGTATTTTTGAAGGGAGGAAGACTTTATGGTCCGATTACGATTGTTCCAAATCCAGAGTATAAACGATCTGATCTTTTTATTGGAATGGCTGCTGGAATGGTTAATGATGCTAATGTTGAACTGAATCAAAATACTGCATTTTATGGATCAAACCAATCCTGGGTTCCGTATATATCTCACATTCAAAGTTTGACTGGTAGAGGTGCAGAAGGAGAAGGAAGTGGATTTGCTGGTACATTATTTCAGGAATCTTTGAATGCCTTTGCAATACTTGATAAATTTAGACCAGAAGATCCTGATAATAATAACTATACTCCTATTAAATATGAAGGAGTTACTTCTTTTACTCTCACAACTTCAGGTGGATTTTTTAGAAGAATTACTCAACCAATCACCACATCATCAACTGTAAGAAAATCAACTTATGTAGAAATCGAAGAACCTGTATTTGAGGTTGTAGGAAATGCTACTGTGGACGTTCCAAGAGCATCGGCACCATCTACGATTCGAAATGAAAATGTTTTTAATACCGTTGATTACATCTCAAAGGCAAATCGTACTCTTTGGAGAACAAATCCAGCAGCATCACTCACATCGGGTTTACTTGATCGTTATGGTGTATGTCCTTTTGATACTTCAAGTGCAGAGGCACAGGTGGAATCATTTGCAGGAATTCATACTATTATTTGGAATAATATAAACTTTCCGGTCACTGGTGATTATAGAATTCAAATTGCTGTGGATGATAATGTCTCTCTTTATATTGGTGAAACTTTAATTCGTAAAGAAGGTTTTTATGCACCAGGAAAAAGAAATCCAGATTTAGATCAAGTTTATACATTCAATCAAGGAAACTATACGATTCGTGCAGAGTTAGAAAATATTGAAGTTGGACCGATTGCTATAAGAAACCCAATGGTTCTTGCAGTCAATATTGAGACTACATTTACAACCGGAGAAGTTGTATCTCCAAAATCTTTTAATGAAAATCCAATGGGAATTTCGGTGAGTATTGATGCCCCACCACTTCCTGTTCCAAAAGAACCAGCACCAATTCAAACTGGAAGATGCCCTCCAAGTCCAATCTGGTCAACAAGATTGCCAACATCAAAGGAACAGTGGTATCCAGTGAGACGTACTACAGGTGATCCAACCAAGGGAACTGCCTGGTCCAAATTTATGAATCGGTATGCAATCTCACCAGTTCCACCATTTGATGTTGATGAAACTGATAGTGCAGGAGTTAATTTTATAAACACCTGGACTGTTGAACTTCCATATCCTGGATTTTATGGAGTTCGTGGAACTGTAGATAATAGTGGAAGAGTTTTAATTGATGGAAAAGAAGTATCAAAGTTAGATTCATTTGGTGTATCCAATCCAAGATTAGAAAAAGTTTATTTGGAAAAAGGATCTCATCAAATTGAAGTTGAAGTTTTTAATACACCGATAGAAAGAGCATTTGATATTCCAATCAAAGTTTTTAGCACCAGAGATTGGGAAGTATCTGTTCCATCTGCAGGACCATCGGTGAGTGATATAATATTGGTTGATATGCTTCGGTATTATACTGAAGATTTTAGTGGACCAGCAGGTGCAACACACTTTTATACTACCAATCCAAAAGAAGAATTGTTAGACGAAAATCTACTCAAACCTGAAAATTCTCAAGGTACTGCGTGGAAGATGTTCAGAAAAGAATCTACAAATGTTACCGGAACAGTTCCAGTTTATCGTTTATTTACTGGTGGAGATCACTTATATACAATTGATGGTGGTGAAAAAAGTTCTGCAATATTGGCCGGATATTCCTTTGAAGGAATTGTTGGTCTTGTATATTCACAACCTGGACCAGATCGAATTGAAGTTTTTAGATTTTATAGACCTCCAGGAATTGGTGTATTTGGTCCGATTCCAGGAGAACATTTTTATACTGCAGATACAAATGAAATACCAACACTACCTGCACTTGGTTATGTAAGTGAAGGTGTTGCATTTTATGCTCCTACTGCAATACCAAACGCACCACCTATTAATACCGACACCGAAACTGCAACAAGACCTTATGGTTCCGGAACAAATAAAGATGGTGTGACTTATGAAGGTCCTGCTCTTGCAAGTTATGTTCCTGGTTTAATATCTCCGTTCTTTGAGAATACTCTGACTCCAACAGAAGAAATTCAGGGAAAAACATTTATTATGACTTGGAGAAATGTTGATTTCCCTGAAGATGGTAAATATAATCTAACTGCACTAGCAGATGATTTAGTAATCGTTCGAGTTGATGGAGTAGAGGTAGGAAGGGCTAAGGTATTTGAGGACAGAAGAACATTTTTGTTTAATGCAACAAAAGGAAAAAGAACAGTACAATTAGAACTCTCAAATATTAGAATACCAAATACAGGATTCAGAGAAAATCCTGTGGTGACTTTTGTAGAGATTATTAAAAACTCATCAGTCAGTAAAGTTGCTCCTCTTCCCTGGACAACAAATCCTATTGGTGTTTCTGCGATTTTAATTCCACCACCCTGTCCTAAACTAGTTAAGGGAAAGGGAATTATATCGAAAGTGATTGTAAGAGATGGTGGAAATGGTTATGCCTGCCCTCCTGGGCTAGAACTGAATCCAGAAACCGGTAAATGTGAACCTCCACCCAAAGAATGTCCTGAAGGTCAAACACTGGATCCAAAAACCGGAGAATGTATCAATCTTTGTCCAGATGATAAAGTATATGATAAAGTCACTAAAAAATGTATTACACCACCGATTGATTGTCCTCCAGGTCAGAAATATGACCCAGTAACTCAAAGATGTGTAGATTTACCACCAGGACCACAACCACCAGGACCACAACCACCAACAGGTGAATTGCCCCCTCCACCACAATATCCTGTTTGTCTAATACTTGATGATGTAGTTGTCGAAAATCCTGGAATCAACTATAATTGTGGAGTAGATGAACTTCAAATTGTTCCGGATAATGGTGTAATTTTAGATTATGTTTGTGATTCTTTTGGAAGAATCTCTAGAGTCAAAATTCTAGATAATGGTACTTGTTTCCCAGAATCTCCTACAATCACTATGGTATCGGATACGGGAGTGAATGCTTCCTTCCGACCAGTATTCAGAGTTGTAAGAGATCCGATTGATCCTGCTCTGACCAGAGACAATCAGAAACTCATTCAGGTTACCGATCTTGTTGGTCTCAAACAAACTGGATACATAGATGGAAGACCTTATTATGGTGCCGTTTTCTATGAAAATGGTATTCGTTATGCAGGATACTATAAGACAGTCGGAACACTCATTCGTGTTTATGATACTCTTCAAGAAAGCATCACGGCAGAAGTCACAACTGCTCCAAGTGCAATTGAGAAGTTTGGTACCGATAACAATAGCAACAATCCCAGACTTAATATTCCTGGAACTCCCACAAACCTCATTTAATTTTTATATCTAATGTCATCTGCAACAAATACTGTTAACGATAGATCTGGTAATACAACTTCTCACAAAACATATACTGCAAATTGTATTGGAAGTAATGATCACGGATCAGTTACTTTAGGTCATCTTCATAAACCAGGTGATGTAATTGCCGATGTTTTAATTCAGGCTTCTGATGGAAGACATTCGATTGTTCTAGATAAGGATGGACCCAGAAAAGGGTGTACTCAAATCACTGCTCCAGGTAGAATTTCAATCGTATCCGGAGAAGATAAAAAGGAGGCAGAAGATACTTTGGTGATTTGTGCAAAAAATGGAAATATTGACATTATTGCAAGAAATGGTAAAATTAGAATGCAAGCAACCGATATTGAAATGGTTGCTGTGGGTGAAGGGGGGAGTAAAGGAAATATTACAATGAATGCAAGTGAAAATATAAAAATGGACGGAAAAAAAGTTTTGGTAAATGCCAAGACTTTTCTAAAACTAGCAAGTCCGGGAAATGTGGAAATGGCAGCAAATAGTGGTATGAAAATATACTCATCAATGATTCGTCAAATTACTGATGCAGTTGCAGTCAAAGATAGTAAGGTTGGTGGAAAGGATTTTCAGTCTAAAGAATCTTGTAAATAAGAGGTAAAACAAATGTCAGATTGTGTAGATGATATTGCAGTAGGTGGACAACTTGTTGTAGGTGCTGGTGTACCAGTTGCACTTGGAGTTGGTCCCACAAAAATTAGAGGTTCTGCTTTTGTAGAAGGACCATTACAAGTTGGTGCGGCACAACAATTTTCAACCGCACAGGCATCACTAATGGTTGGAATTTCTGCAAATGAAGATGTAAAAACTGCACCAATATATTCTCTTTGGTGTAAATTAATGGCAAGGTTTGAAAAATTTGTAAGAGTTGATGAACTTCTAAAATCAAGGTTTATTGAGGCAGATATTGTAAGAACAAGAATTCTTCAGGCATCAATCAAAAACTTTATTATTGACCATCCTACGAAACCAGAAAAGAAACTCATTCATTCTTGTTTAGAAGGTCCAGAAAACGCAGTATATTGTCGTGGAAAAGTTCTGAATCGAACAGAAATTGAACTCCCGGAATACTGGACAAAATTAATTGATGAAACTACTATTACAGTCTCTCTCACTCCAATTGGAGCACATCAGGATATTATTGTAAAAAGAATCGGGGATAATAAGGTATATCTTCAGTCCAAATCTGGAATTCCAATCAATTGTTTTTATCATATCTTTGCAACAAGAAGAGATGTAGAAATATTGATTACTGAGGTTGATGCATAATGGCATTTTCATTTCAAAACTATGGAACATTTTCGGGTCCCGGAGCACAATATACCTTTCGTCAAAATGATGATTTTACAAATATATTTGAGGACCCGACATTTAATTTAGATGATGTCTCAATGGTACTCTTGAGTACTCCATCAGATTATGTTTACTTACATTTAGATGGTACAAGTACTGCAAATGTAACTTTGGAAAGAAGCACTGGTCCGATTACACAATTTTTCGTTGATGCAACAACTTCATATTTTAATGGCAGTGTAACTATTGATCTAAATTTAAATGTTCTTGGAACATTAACTGTTTCTGGTGTTAACATAATCTCAGACATTAATCTTGCAAAAGCACTTCCTGCAAAACCGTTTGATATTCCACATCCCTCCAAACCAGAAACACATCGTCTGCGATATATTAGTTTAGAAGGACCAGAAATTGCAGTATATTTTCGTGGAAAATTGGAAGATACAAATGTAATTGAACTTCCAGAATATTGGAAAGATTTGATTCATCCAGAGTCAATAAGTGTAAACTTAACACCATATGGAACTTATCAAGAACTTTATGTGGAAAAAATAGTCTGGGGACAAAAAATCATAATCAAAAATAGAGAAAGTGGACCAACAAATTGTTATTTTACTGTTTATGCAGAAAGAAAAGATATGGAAAAATTGATTGTTGAATATGAGGGAATATCTGCCAAAGATTATCCGGGACAAGATTGGTTAAATTTGAGATAAATCCCTTGACAAAACCTCCCCAGTGTCCTATAATACATAAGCAATCAAAATGACTCAAATGCAAGAAGAGTATCTGACAAGATGCGTTGTAGACACCCTCAAAAGAACAGTATATTTGTATTCTAACGAAGGTGGTGAGAAGAGAGTGTCCTGTGATACTGTAGATGAGTTTATGAATGTATTGCAATATGTTCGTAGCACATTAGAAGAAGATAAATTAGTATATACAGGCCCCTGATAAAACATAAAATGTCATTACTATCACAAAAAGACAGACAACTTGCTCTCGAAGCACTAGATTTCTACTTATTCAGTAAAGGTAATGATTTTACTGAAGAAAAGAGGGCAGAAGTAAATGCTCTTCTGAATTGGGTTAACCTGGAATTCTATAAAAATGATCATAAATCTCTGGTATAATAAAGATATGAATCAGTGGAGATGGACACTTACAGACCCATCCACTTTTGATATGGAATCGGGGCAAAGTTTAAATCTCCGTGATGCGATGAATGATGTTGCAAGTACTGTTGAATATCTTATCAGTAAATCAAAACAAAGTGAGTAATATTACTCACAAAAATCATACATAAAAGAGTAAGCAAGAATTTTTACTCGTGGATTATTTTCACGCATTTCTTTTAAGTTATTCTGTAATGATATGTGCTCTTATCATTAAAATATCCAGATATTAAACTTTCTTTTTGTAAATCCAAAACCTCCAGTGAAGGAGGTTTTGTTGTATGATAAATAACTTATAACGGAAACTATAAGTAATAAAAAATGGGTCTCTCCAGATTAGATAATTTTCTTAAGTCAGTACGTGGTACAATTTTATACGTTGACCCTAGTAGTCTTGACTCAACTGATAGTATTGAAAATCAAGGAAATAGTTTAACACGTCCATTTAAAACAATTCAACGAGCACTGATTGAATCCGCAAGATTTTCATATCAAATTGGTCTGGATAATGATAGATTTGATAAGACCACGATTCTTGTTTATCCTGGAGAGCACATTATTGATAATCGTCCTGGTTGGATTCCGGATGGTGCAAATAATTATAGACTTCGTGATGGACAAACCTCTAATGATTTCCCACCCTTTGATTTAACAACGACTTTTGATTTATCTTCTCCCGATAATCAACTTTATAAACTGAACAGTATTCACGGTGGTGTGATTATTCCTCGTGGTACTTCACTTGTTGGACTGGATTTAAGAAAAACAAAAATCCGTCCCAAATATGTACCAAACCCAACAAATGATAATATTGAAAGGTCTTGTATCTTTCGTGTTACTGGTACTTGTTATTTCTGGCAGTTCTCACTGTTTGATGCAGATCCAAATGGACAGTGTTACACAGATTATACAGACAACTTATTTGTTCCCAATTTTTCACATCATAAACTTTCGCGTTTTGAGTATGCAGATGGTGTAAATGATGTAAGTATTAGTGATGCTTTTCAGACATATTCTACGGATCGCACAGATCTGGAAATGTATTATGAGAAGGTTGGTCTTGCATATGGACAGGCATCAGGTCGTCAGATTCAACCAGATTATCCTTCTTCCGGTCTTGATATTCAACCAAAAATTGGTGAATATCGTATTGTAGGGCCAACAGGAGGTAATATTGGAATTACAAGTATTCGTGCCGGAAATGGTATCACTCCGACCACAACCATTACTGCAACATTAGACTCCCTAACCGGATTGGATGTTGATACTGCATTTAGAATCAATAGTGTATCAGATAACGATTATAATGGAGAGTTTGTTGTTACAAGTGTTCCTGCAACAAATCAGATTACTTATCAGGTTCAAAATGCACCAGTAAATGCTCTTCCTTCGGTCACAGGAGCATCTTTATTTCTCAAAACTGATACTGTTGCTTCTGCATCTCCATATATTTTTAACGTTTCCTTGCGTTCTGTTTATGGAATGTGTGGAGTTCTGTCGGATGGTGATAAGGCAACAGGATTTAAGTCGATGGTTCTTGCACAATTTACAGGAATCAGTCTACAAAAAGATGATCGTGCATTCGTTCTTTATAATACAACCACCGGACAATATACAGACAGCACTACTCCCGGAAATGAGAATTTAAGTATCAATTCAAGAGCAGTTTATAAACCGGCATATGAGAGTTTTCATATTCGAACCATTAATGATGCATATATTCAGAACGTATCTATTTTTGCAATTGGATTTCATTCACACTTTAATGCAGAAAGTGGTGGAGATCAGTCAATTAATAACTCCAACTCCAACTTTGGATCAAAATCACTTCTTGCAACTGGATTCAAGAGAAATGCATTTCCAAGAGATGATGTGGGGTATATTACTCACGTAATTCCACCAAGAGAAATTGAAACTCTCGAAGGAACGATTGAATTTATTGGAATCGATGTTGCAAAAACTGTTGGAGTTGCAAGCACAAGTCGTCTATATCTTTATAATGAAACAAATGCCTCAACTCCACCACAAAATGTTCTTCAGGGATACCGAGTCGGTGCAAAAACAGATGACACTCTGAATGTATTGATTTCGAGTTCTGGATCGTCTCAAGAGTATTCGGCAAATATTGTAATGCCAGACACTCAAGGATCTGCAAATGAGACCATCGCAATCAAATCCTTTCAGGTTGCACAGTCTGCTACAGGCGTGAGCAGTATTACCTCAAATGTCTTTACATTTACGCAACCTCATACTTTTATTGAAGGAGAATCGGTTCGTATAAAGAGTTTTACTGGGAATATACCCGATGGAATTATTTCAAATGTAATTTACTATGCAATTACTTCTGGAACTGGAATAACTTCTACTACACAAATTAAACTTGCAAAAACACCAAACGACGCAATTAATGATACACCAATTTCAGTAAATAATAAGGGTGGAATTCTTACAATCGAAAGTCGAGTTGTTGATAAAACTCCTGGTAGTTTTGGACATCCGATTCAGTATGATACTTCTCAAAATAACTGGTATATAAATGTTTCTGCTGCATCTACACAAAACAGTATTTACTCCACGATTGTTTCATTAGGAACTACTGCTCTTGGAGCATCTACACCCAGATCCTATCTTTATCGTAAAGTTGATCCAAGAAGTGTTCTGGATACAATTTATAGACTTCGTTATGTAATTCCTGCATCTGCGGGTGTTACATCTGCAAGACCACCACTGGACGGATTTATTATTCAAGAATCCTCCACTACAATTGGGGCATCAAATGCAGAAGTTGCGATACCATTTAGTCCAACAACAGTCTCAATCTCAAACGAAAATCAATTAAGAAACTTCCGTATTATTTCGAATGCAAGTTGGGATGGAACATATGCATATTTTGATACAGAACTTCCTCACGAATTGTCTATTGGAAGTCAGGTAAGTGTTCTAAATGTTGTAAGTTCTGCAAATACTGCCGGAACAGTCAACTCCGGATTTAATTTTGGTTATAGTGTCGTTGGAATCTCAAGTCTCAAACAGTTTACTGTAGGTCTAACCACAAATCCAGGAACCTTTGTAAATAATGTTTCGACCCGAACAACATCACTTCCAAGATTTGTTCGCAAACAATATAAAGAAACTTTGATTGTTTATAGAGCTCAACAAATTGAACCTTATATTCCCGGAGAACAGGATGGTGTATATCACTTATTAGTTGTAAATGCATCTAATAGTCCATCTATTGCTCCTTTTACAGGATTGCGATTCTCTCAACCGATTCAGAATCTATATCCACAACTGAATCGTGATAATCCAGTTTCAGATCCAAAGGCAGCAGCATCATTTGCTCTCTCAAGTCCAATCGGTCAGGTTGTTGTTGATGATCCACAAAGTAGCATTACAAGAGAGAGTTTAAGTAAAGGTCTGGTTGATTTTGGTGTGGGT